TCCCGACACCGTTCATCCGCGAGCTGGCCGAGAACGACCCTGAGCTGGTCGAGGCGTCGATCTCCGCGAACGCCACCGGCGTGCAGCCGATCATGCGCGACGGCCGCCGAGCGTGGCTGGTCGAGGGCATCGAGGACCGCGGGAGCGTGGACTGGGTGACGGAAGCGGGCGCCGGTGGCCGCGTCGTCGCATTGATGGAGGCCGCCTACGAGGAGGACGGGATGTCGCTGCTGGAGTCAATGACCGACGAGGAGTTCATCGCCTACGTCGAAGAGGTGCGCCCGCACCTGCTCACCGAGCAGTCCGACGGCGACGCCGAAGATCTCGCCGACAAGGGCGTCGACGAGCTGGAGGAGATGGTCGCGCGGCTGATGAAGCGCAACCCCAAGCTCTCCCGCGGCCAGGCCGAAGCGATGGCCAAGCAGGCGCTCAAGAAGTCAGACGGAAGTCCAGACACCGAGGAGGCAGACATGGGTGCGATCACCCCAGAGGCGCTCCAGGAAGCTCTCCAGTCAGAGGACTTCCGCAGCGTGCTCGACCCGATCGTCGAGGAGCGCGTCAAGGCGCTCGTCGAGTCGGCAGTGGCGGATGAGCGCGAGCTGATCCGCGCGGAGGCGCGCGCTGACGCAGACCGGCAGCTTGAGCTGCGCGACCTGCGCGACACGGCCCACCGGCAGATCGCCGAGGCGAAGCTGCCCGAGGCGTTCACGAGCCGGACGAAGGCTCTGTTCGAGATCAAGTCGAGCGGCCCGACCCCCGCGCTCGACGTCGTGGATGACGTCGACGACGACGGCGCCGTGACCAAGAAGGCGGCCGACAAGCTCCAGGAGGCGGTGACCGAGGCCATCCAGGATCAGCGCGACCTGCTGGCGGCCGCGAACCCGACTGCGGTCCGCGGCCAGGGACCTGGCACTCCCGTCAAGCGCGGCGAGGGCGAGGAGGAGCCGAAGAAGGGCGAGGGAACGCTCTACGGCGCTGTGCTTCAGGAGGCAGGAGTCGACCCCGCAACGGCGTGGGAAGACTGAGGCCCACGGTAAGGCAGAGAGGAGCTACACATGCCATATAACCGCCCCGGCCCCGGCGTCTACGTCCAGAACGGTGGCACACCCATCCAGCACGGCACACCCCAGGTGTCGGCTGGCGGCTTCGTCGGAGTCGCGGTCAAGCAGAAGGTCCGTGCGTGGAGCGACGCCTACAGCATCCAGGCGCAGATCGACGCCAACGAGAACTACTACCTGATCACGAAGGGCGTGGTGCAGGTGGGCAACCAGGACGCGGGCATCGCGGCCGCGGCGAAGGGCACCCCGCTGTACATCATCATCGCCACGGGCGTGCTGACGACCACGACGGGCACCCCGAAGTTCGGCCGGATCGTGGCCATTGCCGGAGAGCGCGGGACGCCGACCGGCAAGATCAGGGTCGACCTCGACTCCAAGGACTCGTTCGTTTGATCGCGAGTCAGCATCACTGTTCCCGCTCGGGCACCCCCTCCCGGGCGGGTCGGCCTTCGGGCATCATCATGGGCGCCCAGCGCCTCAGCGGGGATCGTGTCACTGCTGAACTGAGGAGCAACACACCATGAACGGAAACCCGTACGGGGCGTTCGGCAAGCCGATCCGGCTGCTGGAGGCGTACAAGGAGTGGCGCGACGAGCGGGAGCTGGAGGAGGCCGACTCCAAGGCCGACTTCGCGAGCTTCCTGTTCGGGCCGGTGCGCCAGTCGATGTGGAACGGCTACAGCCGGGCACAAGCGCAGTACCAGCGCTATACGCGTGAGGAGTCCGCACCGGACTTCCGCGACCGGCGTCTGCGTGGACTCAACGGCCTGCTCGGGATCGGGTACGTGGGTGACCACGGCGACTATCCGGGCCTGTCGCGCAGCATGCGGCCGCCCGCGAGCCTGTCGGTCGACACCTACGGCGGCATCTACTCGATCACCCGCCAGGCGATCATCAACGACGACTCCAACGAGCTGCTGAACCGCAACCCGGCGGACATGGGCTACGCGGCCGGGGTGTTCATCCTGCAGACCGTGATCGCGATGGTCACCAGCAACCCGACCATTGCTGCCTACGGCGGCGGCACGAGGTCGTTCTACTCGACATCGGCTCCCATCAACTCGGTGACTGCGGCGCTGTCGGAGGACTCGCTCGCGGATGCGATCGGGTTCATGGAGAGCCAGCAGGACGACGACGGCCGCCAGATCGTCGTGACCCCGTCGATCCTCGTGGTTCCCAACGCGCGCATGCAGATGATCGCGCAGCGGATCCTGAACTCGACCCAGGTCGGGGTCAACGTGAACTACACGGGTGCGGCCGGAGTCGGCTCGGCGTTCATGGACAAGGGCACGATCAACCCGCTCGCGGGGGTCCTCCCGGCGGATGGCGTGGTGCGCGAACCGTGGCTGGCGGACATCAATGACTGGTACCTGTTCGCCGACCCGTCCGACGTGCCAGCGTTCGCTGTGGGCTTCCTGAACGGCCAGTCCGAGCCGCAGGTGATGCTCAAGGACCCGATGGTCCGGATGGCGCTCGGCGCGGGGACGGACCCGTACTCGTTCGAGCTGGACGCGGTCGACTTCAAGGTCCGCTCCGACTTCGGTGTCGCGCCGATCGACTTCCGTGGCGCGTACCGCTCGCTGGTTCCGTAGGGCTTGACGCTTCGCTGAAGCGCGCAGACGACGGCGGCCCACGGGCCGCCGTCGGTCGTTTGTGAGGGGCCGTCAAGGCGGGGGTAGCCTTCGGGAACCACACCGACGAAGGAGGCAGCAGTGGCCAGAGGCAACGATGCAGAGGCGGCGGCAGCGGAGCTGAAGGCCAAGCTCGGCACGCCCGGCAACGCAGAGGACATGATCCAGCTCGCGGCGGAGCGCTACACGAAGGAGCTGCGTGCGGCCAGCCACCGTCCCGTCGACGATGAAGCCACCGCCGAGATGGACGAGGACACGGTCCAGGGCTTCGTCGGTGACCGCGAGGTGCTCGCCTACGCTGTCCGCGGCCCGTTCCTGGTGGTCGTCTCCACGGACGAGGACGACTTCACGATCAAGCAGGCGTTCGCGCTCGACGAGAAGAAGGCCGAGAAGCTCATGCCCAGGGAGCGCGCGCCCGAGCCCGAGGCCGACGACGAGGACTCCGAGACGGCCGAGGCGAAGAGCAGCGGCGGCACGGCGAAGGCGACGGCCACGGCGACGGCCAAGAAGTAAGCCATGGCGGTGCCCGACACCGTCGAGCTGCCCCCCAGCGTCGACGAGCTGAAGACCTGGAGCCGGGTCGACTTCACGGCCCTGGACGCCCCGTACACCGACGACGACCTGCAGATCCGGATTGACCGGGCCTGCGACTACATCACGGCGTATACGGGCCGTCCGATGGACGCCACGATGCCCCCGCCGCTGGTCAACATCGCCGAGGAAGCGGTCCAGCTTCGCGTCGAGCAGGTCTGCTATCAGGAGCAGCCGGACTACGTCGAGGTCGCCAACGACCAGGCGATCCAGTCCTTCAGTGCGGGCGGCTACTCGGAGACGCGGCATGAGCCGGGGCGCTCGCGCTATGCGGGCGCCACCACCGGCATCCCCGAGCTGAACCCGAACGGGGCGCTGAACCGAGACCTGTGGCTGCTGTGCACGCAGACGATGCAGGACTACTGGCGCTACATCATGCAGGGAGTGAGCGCGCCGTCGATCGAGACCTCCGAGGTCGACTGGGGCAACTACGACGGCCTGTACCCGTACAGCTACGGTGTCGGTGCGTTCCGAGGCCCGCTGCTCAGTCCGAGCGTGTGGGGCGCGTGACGGGTGTCGCTCAACACCGCACTGGTTGACCGTGCGCGGCGGCTGATCGACACGCCGACACCGGTGCGTGTCGAGGGCACGACCCAGTTCCAGACGCTGCACAGCCCGTGGTTCAAGGTCCGCCTGACGCTGGCGGCCGCGCCAGAATCCGACGATCCGCAGGCGGCGCACCGGCGCGTCCCGCATCCCGCGACACTGCTGGTCGGGCTCAAGGACGTCGACCACAACCTCGTCGAGATCAACGCCGACGACAAGCTGGAGGTCGACTCCAAGCAGCTCGGCCGAGCGATCTACCAGATCACCGGTGACGGCCAGCCGATCCGCAAGAAGCGCAAGCTGATCGGCTGGCAGGCGACGCTCACTCGCGTCGAGGAGCACCCCTTCACGAGGCCCGAGCCGTGAGCAACGTCGAGGCGAAGTATTACGGGCCCAAGCTCCCGGATGTGTTCGCCGAGGAGCCGCTCAAGCGCGCGCTGCGCAACATGGCGGACACCGGCGGCGACCGGCTACACGACTACATCGTCGCGTTCACGCCGATCAAGACGGGGAACCTCGCGACGAGCTGGTACCGCAAGGAGACGCGGCGCGAGCTGCACGGGACCACCACGGCGTACGCTGCGCCAGTCGCGACCGACGTGGGCTATGCGCCGTACGTGAACTACGGCACCGGGCTGTGGGGGCCGGAGCACCGCAAGTACCTGATCGAGCCGCACGCGCCGAACCAGTTCCTGTCCTGGATCGACCCACTCACGGGCAGGCGCGTATTCGCGCGCCGCGTGTGGCATCCGGGCAGTGAGGGCCATCACATGATCGAGAAGGCCGGGTCGGTGATCCACGCGACGCTGAATGAGATGATGCTGCCCGACCTGGAGACCTACAAACGAGAGGCCGAAGCGGCGGCGCTGGACTCTATGGTCGGCGTGGTGATGCCGCGGTGACCGTCGTCGACGTCGGCCGGACCGCATCGGACGCGCTGCGCTCCTTGAAGCGCTACGTCGCTCTCGCGCTCGGCGACGCGTGGGAGGTGCGGATGTCGCGCGAGGAGGGCGCGTTCGATCGACCGTTCGCGCGCGTCTGGCAGGTCGCGGGCTCGACCTATCCGTTGACCGCTGGGCAGTGGCTGGCAGACATCGTGCAGCCCTTCGTGATCTCGGCCTACCCGGAGCCCGGAATGACCGTCGACGAGTCCCTGCTGGCCGCACAGGCGGTCGAGGAGGCCTTCTTCCTGGCCTTCCGCGCCGGTGTCGGCGACGGGCGTCCGATGCGCGTGCCGCTGTACAACTACACCGGCGTCGCGCTGGACGAGCCGGGCGTCTGGATGCCGAAGGGGTTCATGCGCGTCAACGATCTCTCGACGCAGCCGTTCCCCGACCCCGACGACAACCTGCTGTGGACGGTCGTGTGCGACGTACGGCTGACCTGGCGGCGCCTGGCACAGATCGTCCCCGGTGGTCCGCCGCTCCTCGACATCAAGGTTCGGCAGCGCGGCGGCGAGGGGCCCGCGGTCATGATGCCAGTCAGCCGGGCCGTCAGCAAAGCAGCGGCGACCATCACCAACCATCCGTGATCGGAGGAGCGACGTGACCACGCAGATCGCCCAAATGCAAACGCGTCGCGGAACGGCGGCAGCGTGGACAGCGGCCAACCCGGTCCTGGCCGACGGTGAGTGGGGCAAGGAGTCGGACACCGGCAAGCTGAAGCTGGGCAACGGAGTCAACGCGTGGGCGAGCCTCGCCTACGTCCTACCGGTGGACACGTCGGCGCTGGCGCCGCTGGCGAGCCCGGCGCTGACCGGCAACCCGACCGCGCCGACCCAGGCGACTGCCGACAGCACGACGAAGGTGGCCACCACCGCCTTCGTCCATGCGGTTGGCGCTGGCGGCGGCAGCAGCACTCTCGCCGGGGATACCGACGTCGTCATCGCCGGACCCACCGACGGCCAGGTCCTGACCTACGAGGCCAGCAGCACCAAATGGAAGAACAAGGCATCGACCGGCGGTGGTGGCGGTGGGGTTGCCGCCACCGTGGCCACGGACACGCCAGAGCTGCATGGTGCCAAGCGTGACGGCAAGCTGATCACCGGCGCGACCTACGCTCACACCACGCGGATCGTCACCTGCGCCACCGCCAGCTTTGTGAGCGGGGACGTGGGCAAGGTGATCGTGATGCGCCACCCAGGGACGCGCGCTACCTACGGCACCACGATCAGCTCGGTCACCGACGCCACCCATGTGGTGCTGACCGCAGATACGCCTGGGGCCGACTTGGCCAGCACCTTCATGTTGTACGGGACCGACGATACCGCTGCCATCAACGCGGCGATCTCCGCCATCGTTACGGCGGGGCAGGCGTCCGGAGCGAACGCGGGACGGCTGCTACTCAGCGCGGGCATCTACGTCGTCGCGGGGGCGACGACCAAGACGACGACGAACCTGGGCAACGCGCAGATCACGTTGCCTGCGATCCGGCCGGATCTCGCCGACAAGTTTGAGCTGGAGATCAGCGGCGTGTCGGATGGCTCAGCCCCCGGGCACTGGTACAGCGTCGTGCCGCAGTTGTCGGGCTCAGTCATCTTCTCCACGCTGCAGGGCGTCGTCAACGACTCGACGTGGGGCTTCCCTGCGGTCATCGGCGGCCCGACCTTGGTGGCGCAGAACAACAACGGCTTCTCGTCGGGCTACGGCGGCAACGCCAACCAGTGGTCCAACTGCCACATCACGCTCACCAACTTCAGGTTGGTGACGCCCGCCATCCCGCCCGCAACCGCCATTGACCTGCGTTGCATGGGCACCGCGAGCATCGACAAGGTCGGTGTCTTCATCTTCAACACGCCGTTTGAGACCGGCCAGACGCTGCCGACGAATGGCACTGTGGCGCTCTATATGCCGAGCCTGAACAACAACGATCTGGAGGAGATCGGTAGCTACACCGTCTACGGCTACGCCTACGGCATTGGCGTCTCCGATCACGTCAACTGGAAGTCGGCGCGGTTCATCTACTGCAACAGCGCCGTCCTGATCGCAGGGCCGAGCGGCTCCAACGTCTACGTGCATGGCATGAAGTGTGGCTACACCTCGATCGAGGGCTGCAACGTCGGCATCGACGCCTCGGTGTTCGTCCCGACCACGCCGAACATCCCGCGCTTCCCGTGCTCGATCGACATGATCAACTTCGAGGTTCACGCCTCCTACCACATCAATGATCCGAGCAACTTCCTCACCGGCACCATGCAGTTGTCGGACATCAATGTGGTGCAGCCGCTCAGCATCAACGGCGGCAAGAACCTCACGATCACCAACCTGTACGTGCCTCGGAGCACGACTGTGTCGTACGCCACCGCGGCCGGGATCGCGCCCGGCAACACGGCAGCGGCGAACAAGACGGCATTGGCGGCCCTCGTCGGATCCTCCGGGCCGCTCGCCAACGGCGGCACGCTGGTCTGCGACTGGGTCGGCACCGTCTCGGTCGACTGCTCCGCGAGCGCGATCACGCCGAACGCCAACAGCCTGACGATCGTCGGCGTTGACCGCACCCTGACCGTCCTGCGTCTCGGGCCGGAGTCCAGCACCGCCAACCCGCTGGTGCTGTTCTCGCTGTCGGGCACCAAGACCGTCACCTTCCAGGACATCTGCTTGCAGGGGCCCGACCTGATCGGCGCGAGCGGCACCAACATCGGCGTCCTGCACAACGGCACCAGCGGCACGATCAAGTTCCAGGAGTGCTGGGTGCGCCGGTTCACGTGGGGAGTCGAACTCAATAACGCCAGCTCGACGGCCAGCATCGAATCCACCGGTACCTGGCACGAGGGCTACGGGACCGTCAACCCGTCGATCTGCATCGGCGCATTCGCCGCGACCGCCTACGCCGCGAACATGCACGTGTGGGCGACCGACTGCCGGTTCTGGAACTTCGGCGACTCATCGACCGGCGGGTTGTGGCACGCCATGTACGTCTACACGTCATGGAACCTCAAGGTCGACGGCTGCACCTTCTTCTCGCCTGCCGCGACGGCCACGGGCTACGGGATCCAGCACTACGACGGCGGCGCCGTCACCACGCCCGCCATCCAGTCGGAGATCACCAACTGTGTCTTTGACTGGACGGTGCCGCAGAACGGCATCTTCACCAACGCCAACGTGGGCAAGGTGACGACGGTCATTCAGAACTGCAGCTTCGGGGCGCTCGGCGCAGCAGCCAACGGCGTCGTCGCCGTCGCCGGTGACTGCCTGATCCAGGGCTGCAGCTTCCAGGCGAGCGCCACTAGCGGCCCGCGGATCAGCAACTACTTCACCCCGGTCGCAGCGGCGGTCACGGTCGAGGACAACTGGTTCAATGGCGCGATCGCTGGCGGGACGGGGTACATCCAGGCGGCCGATGGGCGCTGGCGCGTCCGCGGCAACCACTTCCTCGGAGCGACGGGCGGCAACGGCTTCTACGTCTACTCCATCGGCGGCACCGCGGGCGACGAGCTGGAGGTCACCGACAACGAGTTCGCCGGATCGCCCAGCGAATGCGTCCACGGCGGCGGCAGCACCCTCAGCCTCAAGGTGATCCGTAATCACTTCCGCGGCGCCGGGGTTGCGATCCGCGCGGCAACGGGGCCGCTGCCCCGGCTGGAGGTCCGCGACAACGACTTCAGCCCGACGGGCGGCTCGATCTTCCAGATCGACGCGACCCCGACGCTGATGGAGATCAAGCGCAACTACGGCACGCCCGGCTTCAAGACCGACGCGGGCGGGACGAACACCCAGACGCCGGGCGCGGTCACGGCCGTGAACATCCCCCACGGCCTCGGGGACGGCAGTCTGGCGATCACGCCGGTGAAGCTGTCGGTGCAACCCAACAACGCCAACGCGCGTGGAGCCCCGGCCATGTCGGTCACGGCGACGAGCACGAACGTGGTGCTGACGTTCGCTAGCGCCCTGACGGTGTCGACGTCGTACGCCTGGAACTGGATCGCGGACGCCTAGCAGGACCGGCCGATCTGCCCTTCGATCCATCTGTGGGGCGCTCCCTGACCGGCCGTAGTATCGGCGGCAGCCCGTCTGGAGGGCTCACAGAGAGGAGCACAGGTGGCGGATTCCGAATCAGCACAAGGCAAGTCGAAGACGACCTCGCGCTCGGCTGCCGCGAAGCCCGAGGCCCAGTCGGGGAACGGGAACGGAGACACGCTGCCGCCGATCCCCGTCAACCAACTGGTCGCAGACGGGTCAGCGTTGCTGGGTCATCCGTCCCATGCTGTCGCGGGTGCTCTGGCTGGCCACGACCCAGACGAGATGCTGGACATCGACGAGGCCAAGGCCGCGGTCGAGGCGTGGCTCCAGACGCCGGTTGCGGTCGACCCCGGAGCAGAAGGGGAGGTCGAGTAAGGCATGTCGGGAATCTTCTCCAAGGCTGCGCGGCCGCCACGGCCAGGGGCCTACTTCAACTGGTCAGCGGTCCCCACGGCCACCGTCCAGGCGAACATCGGCTCGATCGTGCTCGTGCCGATCACTCACGACTGGGGCCCCAGCGAGACACCCGTGCCGACCGTCTCGCTCGCGGACTTCCAGGCCAAGTTCGGTCCGACGCAGAGCCCGGGCTACAAGGCGGTCATGCAGGCCTACGAGGGCGAGGCCTACGCCGGACGCGGCGGCGCGGGGCAGGTCATCGTCTACCGCATGTGCTCCACCGCCGTAGCGACGGCGATCC